GGTATATTCAGAGTTCAGTTTTTTCTTAGACACAGCCTTCTTTTAATCAGGTAATTTATAAATTAAATGGCAACACAAAAAGAGGTGGCTGAACACTTGGATTTAAGCGTAAAACGTATCTCAGAGCTAATAAGAGATGGTATTTTGCCTTCTAAGATGGGTAGAAGTCCTTTAAACATAGACGTATGCAGAATAGCTTACATTTCATACCTTAGAAAACTTGGTGGCTACAACAAACGTACTGGATCAGGCGATATTGCAGAAGAAAAGACCAAACTAACAGCAGCGCAAGCTAGAAAAGCAGAATTAGAGGTTGAGGAAATGGAATCTAATCTAATACCAGCGCAACTAGTAGAAGATACTTGGGTTTCTTATGTATCAAACGTAAGAGCTAAGTTGTTAGGACTACCAAGCAGAATAGCTCATCAAGTTATAACAGTTGATAAATACCCTGAAGCAGAATTAATAATAAAAGAACAAGTGCATGATGCACTTAATGAGTTAGCAGAAGATGGAATACCACCAAAATATAGAAAAGCTAATGCAGAACTTGAAGAAGACTTGGACACCACCCAAGAATCTCAAGATATCTGATTGGGCGGATCACTACAGAAAACTATCACCTGAATCTTCAGCAGAAGCAGGTCAATGGCGTACTGATAGAGCAGAGTATCAGCGTGAGATTATGGATGCCTTTAATGATCCTGATATACAAAGAATTATCTTTATGAAATCTGCTCAAGTTGGTGCTACCGAAATTTTACTTAATGTCATTGGCTACTATATAGACCAAGATCCAGCTCCAATGTTAATAATGCAACCAACATTACAGATGGCTCAAGCATTTAGTAAAGATAGATTAGCTACCATGATTAGAGATAGTGAGAAGATTAGGCATTGTGTTAAAGATGCTAGAAGCAGAGATAGTGGTAATACAGTTTTAAGTAAGAAGTTTGCTGGTGGTAACTTAAATATAGTTGGCTCTAATTCTGCTGCTGGTTTAGCATCAAGACCAATTAGAATTGTTTTAGCAGATGAAACTGATAGATACGAACAAAGTGCTGGTGCTGAAGGTGATCCAATATCACTAGCCACCAAAAGAACCACGACTTTCTGGAATAAAAAGATTTATATGTGTTCAACGCCAACCATTAAAGGACTATCAAGAATAGAAACTGCTTTTGAAGAATCTGATAAACGCTACTACCATGTGCCATGCCCTGAATGTAATGTTAAGCAAGTATTAAAGTGGAAGAATGTTGTATGGGAAGAAGATAAACCTGAAACAGCTAATTATGCTTGCGGTGAATGTGGAGCAGTTATAGATGAATCTAAAAAACAATGGATGCTTAAACATGGTGAGTGGATAGCTTCAGCACCTAAATCAAATACAGCAGGATTTCATATATCAGAGCTATATTCTGTTTGGTCTACTTGGGCTGATATGGCTAAAAACTTTCTTGAAGCAAAAAAGAATCCTGAGATGTTAAAGACTTGGATAAATACCGCACTTGCAGAAAGTTTTGAGGAGCAAGGCGAAGCTGTTGAATACGAAACACTATTACAACGAAGATTAAATTATGATTACACAACTATTCCTGAAGATGTTTTAGTTTTAACTGCTGGATGCGATTTACAAAAAGATCGTATAGAACTTCAACTCGTTGGATGGGGTAAAAATTATGAAGCATGGGTGTGTGATTACAAGATATTTTGGGGTGATCCAAATGCAATGAATGTTTGGAATGATTTAGATGCTTACCTTAAGAAACGATTTAAAACTGAATCTGAAAGATTAATACCTATATCTTGTTGCACAATCGACTCAGGTGGACATCATACAAATCAATGTTATCAATTCACCAAGCCAAGACAAGCTAGAAGGATATTTGCAGTTAAAGGTTTATCAGTAGCAGGCAAGCCAATAGCAAATAGACCTAGTTATGTTGGTAAGAATAAAGCGGCCTTATATGGTATTGGTACTGATAGTGCTAAAGAAGCTATCTTTGCTAGATTAGCTACTGAACCTGATACAACTACACTACATTTTTGCTCTGATCTTGATGAAGAATACTTTAAGCAGCTAACAGCAGAAAAAAGGATCACCAAATTTGTCAGAGGAAGAAAGACTTTAGCTTGGAAGCAAGTCAGACCAAGAAACGAAGCATTAGATACATTGGTATATAACTTTGCAGCTATCTATATCTTAAACCCTAACTATGAAGCCATTGAGAACAAAATACTCACTCAAGAGTCTAAACCAAGAGAAAAACCACAAAATAAACCACAAAAGGGCATAAATAGAGGTAACTTTGCTACTTCTTGGAAATAATTTATAAACTTCAAACATGCTATTGACAAATTTATAATGGCTCATAGTGTTAGATAGTAGATATATCTAAAATTTACGAGGTTTTTGCTTGAGCAACAAATTTGATTCAACTAATTATCCATCTCAAGTTCCTGCTGTTTTGCAGAAGGGAGACTTTTGGGCTTGGAAAAGAGATGACTTAGCTTCTGATTATCCATTAGCATCTTATGGATTAAAATATAAATTCTATTTAATTGATGGCTCAACAGCAGCTAATTTTACATTAACTGCTACTGAGAGTAATGATGAATACATTATTTCTACATCTAGCACTACATCTCAAACTGCTGGTGATTACAGATGGGATGCAATAATTGTAAGAGCTTCAGATAGTGCAGAAGTAATAATTGGAGATGGCTATAGCACCATTTTAGACAATGCTGTTAGATCACATGCAAAAATTGTGTTTGATTCAATTTGTGCTGTTATTGAAAACAGAGCGTCAATGGATCAAAGCTCAATGTCTATTGCTGGCAGATCACTTTCCAGGATGTCTATAGATGAACTATTAACTTTTAAAGATAGATATAAAGCTGAGTGGTTAAAAGAAGTAAAGATGGCACGAATTAAAAATAATCAAGGTTCAGGAAATACTATAAAAGTAAACTTTGGATCATCTTCTAATAAGAATATAACAGACTTAACATAATATGGCTTGGTATAACAATATATTTAGAAATAACAAAAAACCTAAAAGAAGGTTTATAAGAAGTTACTCAGGCGCAAGTACAGGTAGACTATTTGCAGACTTTGTAACAAGTTCTTCAAGCGCGGATGCTGAAATAAAAGATAACATAAGAATTTTAAGAGATAGAGCAAGAGAATTAGCAAGAAACGATAGCTATATTGCAAGATACTTAAACCTAATGGTATCTAATGTTATCGGCAAGCATGGCGTGAGAATTAGCAGCAAAAGTAGAAATGATAATGGTTCATTAGACTTAGCTGCTAATCAGCTTATAGAAAAATCATGGAAAGAATGGCAAGAGATAGGCAACTGTACTACTAATGGCAGATTATCATTCTTAGATTGCCAAAAGATATTTATTGAATCTTTATGTAGAGATGGCGAAGTATTAATAAGAAAAATTAAAGCTCCTGATTCACCATTTGGCTTTCAATTACAATTTTTAGAAGCAGACCATTTAGATGAAAATAAAAATGAAACACTAAAGTCAGGCAATAAAATTAAAATGGGTGTTGAGGTTGATAAATATGATAAGCCTGTAGCTTATTGGTTATTTAAAGATCATCCTTACGATAGAACTTATGCAAGCATGACTGAGCATATAAGAGTTCCAGCAGATCAAATAATACATGCTTATTTACCAGCTAGAGCAGAGCAGACAAGAGGAGTTTCTTTAGTTGCTACCGCTATGGCTAATGTAAAGATGTTAAATGGCTATTTGGAAGCTGAAATAGTAGCTGCAAGAGTTGGAGCTTCAAAGCAAGGATTCTTTATTAGTCCAGATGGCGATGGCTATGTGGGCGATGGCGAATTTGAAGATACTTTTAACCCAACAATGAACGCACAAGCTGGCGTATTTGAATCGTTGCCTGCTGGCGTAAATTTCACTACATTTGATCCTACGCATCCTACATCTGCATTTGATTCATTTACAACTAGCGTACTTAGAAGCATAGCTTCAGGTTTAAACATTTCATACCATTCGCTTTCAAATGATCTTACTTCAGTCAACTATTCAAGTATTAGGCAAGGCGCATTAGAAGATAGGTCTATGTATCAGATATATCAACAGTTTGTAATTGAGCATTTTGTAAACCCAGTCTTTCAATCCTGGTTAGAAATGTCTATATCAACTGGATATATAAATCTTCCAATAGCTAAATTTGATAAATTTGCTAAATCTGTTAA